CGTCGGCAGATTCTGGCCGAATATGCGCTGGTGGCTCGCAACGAAAAATCGAGCGGCGGCGTGTTCGACAACACCGCCTCCTGATCGACCGTCAACTTCGCAGGTCATTCCGGGTTTGCATGCGCCCCGCGTGCCCGGAATGACAATCGCCTCGTTTCCTGGAGAACCCCATGTCGTTACCCATCGTTCACACCCTCAATACGCTCGATCTGACGGCTTATACGCCGTCCTGCGGCACGGCGCCCGCGCCCGCCTTTATCCGCGTTCCTTTTCGATCGCGCTTGTTGAAAGCAGCCGGCATTCTCGGCGGCGCCATTACCACGGCCAATGCCATCGTCACCGTGACCGTCAACGGCACGCCTGTTGCGGCCTTCACCGTACCGCAATCGACCTCGGCCGCCGGGCAATTGTTCTCGGTCGTGATGCCTTCGCCGACCTATCTCAACGAAGATGATGTCATTGCACTGACGCCGTCCGGCGCCTCTGGCGCGTCCATCCCGATGTATTGCTCCGTCGTCGTGAGGGCCGCGTAAATGTCGTTCTTTCCAAAACACCCGGCGTCACGCGCCGTCACGACGCAAACGATCGCGTTCAATTCCAGCACGTCGATCGCCAATAAATTTGGCTCTGAGACGTTTCAAATACGCCTGGCCGCCAATTCCGCGTGTTGTTACCGGATCGGCGATGGTCCGCAGACGGCGACAGTCGCCGACGTCTTCCTGCCGGCCAATACGATTGAATATGTCACGGTCAATCCCGGCCAAAGCATCTCAGCCATCGCCGCCGCCACCAATGGTCTTGTGACCGCGACCGCGGGAACGTTGTGGATCACGGAAATGTCGTGATGGATGGCGTGTTGATCAAGCCCCATCTCGACAGCAACGGCAAAGACCTGGCGATCGAACATGTCCAGGATGTCGAACCGGTCTTGCGTTGGAATCGCGCCTCGCGGTGCGAAGAACAGCGAAGCGATTGGGGCCGTCACGTGGCGCGCATTCCAAACGTCATCTACGTCCGCTGGCTGCACGAAGAGCATGCGAAGGGCAATGTGAATTTAAGAATGTTTACGCCCGAATTCGATCTGATCGTGCAGCGAAAACTTGCCGATCCAGAATGGGCCTATTTGCGGACCGATAGGCCGAGGCTTCAAACCGGTTGGTCGGCGGAGATGCCATGACCCAAATCGTCGATTTCACGTCCCTTCAGAATGCGGTGACCGAATATCTGGCGCGCGATCAGGACGCGACCCTGATTGCCCGCATCCCGAGCTTTATCCAGCTTGCGGAAGCGAAATTCAATCGGCAATTATTCGTTCGCCAGATGGAGAGCCGCGCCATTGCGGTTGTCGATCTCACATCGAGCGAGCCCGAATTCATCGCGCTGCCGGCCGATTTTCAGTCGATGCGCCGCGTGCGGCTTTCGAGCGTGACGGGAAAACCGGGTTTGGAATTCAAATCCGGAACACAGATGGACGAATATAGGTTCGAGACGGCCGACATTGCCGCGCAACCGCGTTATTTCACCATCTTCGGCAATGAGCTCGAGCTCGCGCCCACGCCGGACCAAGCCTACACGGTTGAGATGATCTACCGGACCAATATTCCGCCGCTTGACGCCAATACGAGCAATTGGCTGCTGGCGCTGGCTCCCGATCTTTATCTCTATGGCGCGCTGTTGGAATCGGCGCCCTACATCAAGGAAGACGCGCGTATCCAGACCTGGGGTCTCGGCTTTACCAGCGCGCTGAACGATCTGAACAATCTCGGACTCGCTTCGGCCTTCAATGCGGGGCCGATGACGGTTCGGATTTCCGGGCAGGTTATCTGAGGAATCTGATATGGCGACATTCAATAAGTTCAATTCGTTCGTCTCGGATCTGGCGCAGAAGGTCCACAACCTCAATTCCGATACGCTCAAAATATTGCTGACGAACACCGCGCCGGTCGCAAGCAACACCATCAAGAGCAATCTGACGGAAATTTCGGCTGGGAACGGCTACGCAACAGGCGGCGTGGCGGCAAGCTTTGTGTCTGGAGTGGACAGCGCCGGAATCTATCGGTTGATTCTCGCGCCGGTCTCATGGACGGCATCTGGCGGTTCGATCGGACCGTTTGAATTTGCCGTGCTGTACAACTCATCGACCACGAACGGCAATTTGATCGGCTGGTGGGATTACGGCACGACGGTCACGCTGACCAACGGCAATACCTTTACCGTGGCGCTCGATCAGACCAACGGCGTTTTGACGTTGCAGTGACATGGCCGGAAAAGCAGCAAATCGCGTCAACGTCATTGTCACGACGACGGGGACCTCTTCGCCATTCACCTGCGGTCCCGCCATCGCGGCATTCGATGCTCTTTCGGCCATGTGCAACAACGGCGATATCGTCGAATACGCCATCACCGATGGCGTCAATGCCGAGGTCGGTTGGGGTGTCGTCGGCGGTGGTCAGAACACGATCACCCGAAATATCTGGGAATCAACGAATGCGGGCACCCCGATCAACCTGTCGGGTTCGGCGACCTGCATTGTCACGCTGACCGCGCAGGGCTCTCAGGCGATCCTGTCGCTGGCGGCGCAACGCCTTGCCGGAGGTCTTTAAATGTCTTTCACGCCCAATGTATTCCCGACGATGTTGAACCAGCCCTTGAAAGGGCTGGCACAAATCCTCAACGCCACGGGCACGGCACAGGTCACGGTGGTGACGGCTGGCGCCAACGGGTCAAAGGTTCTCAATCTCGCCGGCTCATCGACAGATACGGTTGTACAAACGATCGCGGTCTCTCTGGTGCGCAACGCCACCACCTATCTCCTGGCGACGACCGCTGTGCCGGTAAATTCCGGCAATGCGAGCGGAACGCCGCCTGTCGATTTGCTCGCGATCGTTCCGAATTTGCCGCACGACCAGGACGGGCAGCCTTATCTTTTCCTTAACAGCGGGGATACGCTGGTGGTGAATTCGGCCGGATCGGTGACTTCCGGAAAAACGATTTCCATTCACTCCGATTATGCGAATTTCTGATGTTTGGACCCACGCCAGGATCGAAGTCGAAAATTGGCCAGAGCTTCCCTCGCGGTACGGTCATGTTGTTCGTGCAAATGGCCGCACCCTTCGGATGGACGCGGATAAGTGCCTTCGACGACTCGTTGCTACGCATTGTCGGAGCCGCAATACCATCAAGCGGCGGTTCAAATGGTTTTAATGCGGTATTCAACACCCAGACGGCGACCGGTGCCTTTACGCTGACCACCGCAACGATTCCTTCGCATTCACATATCGTTCAAGGATCGGAAAACCCATCCTATGTCGGTGGTAGTACGTTCCCAGCATACATCGACCAAAACAGTCCCAGGTCAAACGCGACAACGGCAGTTGGAAGTGGCGGATCTCACGCGCACGGCATCACCACCTCGATCAAATATGTCGATGCTCTGCTAGCGAGTAAGAATTGATATGCAACGGATCACCATTTTGCCGCCGGAAAATCACGTCTACATTGATGGCGTATGTCGATCTGTCGATTGCGCCGGAATTGCCGACGTCGAAGCGCCCGATCTTGCCGTCCATGCGGTGCAGTGGAACGGCGTAAAAGGATGGATCGAATACGTCAACGATCCGTTCGATACAAATAATCGAACTCCAAATCGGCCGATCGCAGACATTTCCCAGTTCCAAAAATTCGTCGATGCCTGGAAGGCGCCCGATGCCGCAACCGCCTAAGGCCGACGCGGGACTTATCTGTCCGCTTCACAAAAAAGACGTCTCCAAGGTTTGCCATCGCTGTCCCTGGTGGCTGCACATCCGTGGCACCAACAAGAATACCGGCGGGGACGTGGATAATTGGGGATGCGCGATCGGCTTCTTGCCGATGCTTCTGATCGAAAATGCTCAGATGCAAAATCGAACCGGCGCCGCGGTCGAGTCGTTCCGTAACGAGTTGGTTTCGGGAGTTGTGGAAGCGGTCGGCGTGGCGGCTGATGCCGCTTCTCGTTTTATCGAGACTGGCGAAAGGTAAAGCAAACGATGCTCAATGGCTTCGGCGGATGGGCCAAATTTCCTTGGGCCGCCTATATTCCGCCGTCAGGCAACGTTCTCCTGGCAGCGGCGCCGGGTGCCGTCGCATTCACGGGCAAAGCTGAAGTCTTTACCGTCGTGGGAGCCGGCAGCGTCGGGCTGTTCTCCCTGGCGGGAACACCGGCGACTTTCAGCGCCCATTGGGCTTTATCGCCTGGTGCATCCTCTTTTTTCGGAATGCCCGCGACATTCGCCGTTTTCGAGGCAGATGGCCCCGGCGGGTTCGCTTTCACCGGCATTGCCACCGCCGATATGATCGGCGAGGTGGTCAATCCACGCGGCTCATTTGCGACGGCCGGCATATCTGTAGAATTCACCATCGCCGCCAATGATCGGGTTGGCAGTTTCATGCAATCCGGAATCCCGCAAGTGCTGACGCGCGATTTCATCAATTGGGTCGGGCGGCCGTTCGAACCGCGAGCGTGGGATAGCGAAGCAAGCCCATCATCGTCCTGGGCTGCCGCCGCTTCGCCGACGCCTCTCTGGAATAGCGCGTCCGCGCCGACGCCCTTGTGGTCGCCGATATCTTCTTCGTCGGGATCGTGGACGATTGATCCCGCGCAACAAATCTTACCTCCGGTGTCCGAATAATGGCGCTCCTTGCTATCGGCGAATATCGCCCTGACGTCAGTGATTACGAAGGGAAAGCCACACGGAACATTCTCAATGTGATTCCGCGCGGTGACGGTTATGGACCATTTCCTTCGTTTTCGGCTTACACAGCCTTATTGCCATCGGCATGCCGCGGCGCGTTTTATGCGTTGAAATTCGACGGAACGGTCGTCACTTTCGCGGGCACCGGCAACAAGCTTTATAAACTCAACAATACCGATTTTACCTGGACCGATGTTTCGTTGGGGGGTGGCACCTACGGCGCCTTGTCGGCGACAGCGCAATGGCAATTTGCCCAAACCGGAAATCTGGTGTTTGCGACCCAGGCCAATGCCGTCTTGCAGGTCTTCGACCTCACCTCGTCAACGACCTTCGCCAATGCGCTCGGCTCGCCGCCGCAGGCGGCCTATATCAGCGTGGTCGGGCAGTTTTTGGTGCTTTCCGGTTTGCTCTCGACACCGTATCGCATTCAGTGGTCGGGACTGAACAGCTTCAACGCGACGACGAGCTGGACCATCGGCGTCAACTCGTCCGACTTCCAGGATTTCCCGGACGGCGGCATTGTCCGTGGCGTCGCGGGCGGCGAATCCGGAATCATCTTTCAAGATCAGGCGATCCGGCGCATGTCCTTTGTGCCGGGCTCGCCGATCATTTTTCAGATCGACCGTATCACCCAGGATAAGGGACTGTTCGCGCCGTATTCGATCATCCGGGCGGGTGAGCGAATCTTCTTTTATGCGGGTCAAGGTTTTCACAAGATCGAGCCGGGCGGCGTGCCCCAACCGATCGGGCTGGAACGGGTCGATCGCACCTTTCTCGCCGACCTCGACAAAGGCAATCTGCAACTTTTCCAGGGCGCGGCCGATCCGCGCTCGTCACGGGTTTACTGGGCCTATAAATCAGTCGCGGGAACGAGCGGGAGTTATGACAAGCTGCTCGGTTATGACTTTCTGCTCGATCGGTTTTTCCCGATCGCGATGACGGGCGAATATCTGCTCGGAATTTCTCAAACCGGATTGACGCTCGAAAATCTCGACACTTTGGCGCCGGGCACGATTGCGATCACCGGGACGGCCAATAATGGCGCGGGCCTCATTCGGTTGGCGGTTACCTCGACGGCAACTCTTTCGACCGGTCAGATCATCTCCATCAGCGGCGTTGTCGGGACCGTCGAGGCCAACGCCGAGAACTGGCGGATCACTGTTATCGACGGCAGCCATATCGATTTGGCCGGATCGACCTTCGTCAATGCTTATGTTTCGGGCGGCACCATCGCAGGCTCGCTCGATGCGATGACGCTCAGCCTCGATGCCTATGCCACCGCCGTGCAGCCGGAAATCGGTCAGTTCAACAGCGCGCACGGGCTCGGATTTTTTCGTGGCGCCAATCTCGAAGCCACGATCGAAAGCGCCGAGCAGGGGACGGACGAGAACCGCATCACGATCCGTGGTTTCCGGCCCATCACTGACGCGGT